GTAATTTAATATAACAAAAAATTAAAATATAAATATTTTTTGACTAAAAACAATTTTGAACAATTAAGTGATTTAAATGCAGAATTTTTTGAGAGTGCTAAATTGTCACTTTTAGATCCTTTAGGTCTTTATTTGGCAAATGATGTTAAGTGGATAAAACTCAACCAAAACTGGAATTCTTTAAAATTCCCGGTAGTTATAGGAGGAAAAGGTCAACCTATACTTCTTCTGCATGGCTTTGATAGTAGTTTTTTAGAATTCAGGAGAATATATAAATCACTAAAAAGAAATTTTCAAGTTATTGTTCCTGATCTGCTGGGTTTTGGTTTTAGTCCCAGGTGTGCAACAAATGAATACAATTCCTCGAAAATAGTTTCGAGTAGCAATTCGTTTTGTAAACAAGACATTTTTTAAATCCTCCTTAGATTATTGGTAATGTGATTCCTTCGTGAAATGGTGTAACTGTTTTGAACATTCTAACATACCAGTTAAAGTTCTTTTGAAAGATTGCTCCCTTAAAAGAAAACTCTTCGATAAGTGCATTGAGTCTGCTCTTAGTGGTATTAGTGAACCACCCACCACCAGAATATAGAGTCAAGTCATTATCTGTAACTGTTGCAATATGATTGCCATGTAGAAAAACCTCTGCACTCATATTGTTGGTAGGGTCATAAGTAACACAAGTGTTATCTTTAGACCATGCGTGACCACTTCTGATCGCTTCATTCATTTCGGTTTCAATCTTTCTCATAATACTTGGGTTACTTTCAATAGGGTTACACTTTACAGGCTACCTTTAGCTTTAAGAACTGCAACATAAAAATCATTAAAGTTTAACTTCTCTGCTCCGTTCTTTTGGGTGCTAGTATAACCACAAGTTTTGACCACTTGCTTAATATCTGCATCTGGTAGAGATTTAATAGTGCTGATGAGTTGATTGCCTGATAGCATAATAAAAATTTCAATTTGGTTTTCTATAACTCTATTATAGCATCTAGGGGCTATCAGGTAGCCCCTAAACTGTGCATCTTTATGAACTGTAACAATTACCTTACTGCGAATACTGTTTCTAGGTTACGATCTTCTACAGATGCCTTACCATAGTCAGTTGCCCACTCGATTGCACTTTTCTTGGCAACTTTTAAATCGTTAGTATAATGCTCGTGATAGCCAAGAGGGTGGTCGGGAACTATAACAGTATAGTCAAATTTATTTCTAGGGTGATTTGGTTCTCTCCTAAGATTATCAAGTTGAATAATCTTTAACTGCTTGAGTGATTCCTCTAAAAGTTCAATAGTTGTCATAATCTTAAAATGGGTTGCTCCAGTTGTATGCTTGATAATCTGTTACCATGCCATCTTTATTAAGCATATCAACATAGTCATTAAATGCTGTTCTCTTTGCAATACTATCTCCTCTGAAGTGTGGATTGCACTCTACTAAGTTTCCCCAACATTCTCTGAAAGATGCAACTGCTTCCTTTTTGGTCATTCTGTAGTTCATAAAACTTTTGTTGTTACTATTATTATAATGGAATAAGATGCTAATTCAATCAAAATTAGACACTAATCAAACTGTCACATAGAATCAACTAATTTATCAATACATTCGCTATAATGCTCGTCAGTTATATTTTTCTTATGGTAAAATCTCTCGTCTAATTCAAGATTATAAATTACTGATTTGGCCGCTTCTAATAAATCCTCATCATCAATATCAAAATCCGCAAGTTCGACCAACTCATAAATTTTTTCAAATAGATAATTGAATTGAGTATCGTTAGTTCTCATTTTCTTACCTCGTATTTTAAATGTTCAGCATGATAACCAATAAAATCAAATATTCGATTTCTTAGGTCATCTTCATTATATGCTGTCCATCTACCTAGACACCTTTGGTGCATCACAAACTCCTCTTCGGGTGTAAACTGTAAATCGGGGTCTCCGTCACCAACTTCAGATAAGTAGAGTTCGATTTCTCTTACTTGATAGGTTTTTGGTTTCATTAGTACTTTCCTCCTGTGTTGTTAATGTCAATAAAAATGTCCTCTCTTCTATCTTTTTTGAAATCGCAATCTACATACTCTTTGACTTCTGCAACTACCTCGTCATAATGATCTTCCCAGTAGTTTTTTGCTTCATCAATAAATTCTGCATCTGGCATATCTTCATAATATCTGTCAAGATCGTCCATGACATAAGCAACTAAATCTTTTGTTGACATATTATCAACATATCTTTCTACCATGAAAGATTTTAGTTCTCTGATTTGGTTATGGGTCATACCATACTTTTCAAGTTTGTTTTTGTCGTTTTGATTAATCATTGAAATAAATGTGAACTGGACGGATTGGTTTGTTAAGGTATTGAATGTTGCGTATGTTCTCATTTCTGATACAACCTAGCAAGTGATTGATTGCTCTCTCTTCTGAACAACTGTTGCCATTAAGGTCAACTTCATCAGTAAAGAAATGAAGATTATCTTTGAATAATTCAATTTCTTCTTCTGATATTTCGAATGTTACTGTTGCTTTCATAATACTCCTGCAAGTGATAATTGTGTGTCAGCAAAAAGTTCTTCTTCAACATCTTCGATTTGTTCATTGAACTCTCCGAAGTCTTCAGAATAATCTGACCAACCATAATCTCCATCTTTGTAGATTTCAATAGCGTGTTCCTTACTTCTTGCTTCAATAGTGTAAGTTCCATACTTCTCAAATTTTACATAGATGTAAAATCTTTTTAGTGTTGATGTTTTCATTGAATTAAGTTGTTTGATTAATAATATCCCAAGTGGAGATAAAACTCTCCAACCAGTATTTTTGATTGCCTGTGAGTTTACAAGCATTTTGACCATAAAGAATGTCACACGCACTCCAATGTGGTAGTTCATTCTGATCTAACCACTTGTCGTACACATCACATAAGAATAGCATTTCTTTTGACATAGGTTGAGTATCTTGTTGAAAATGGGTATAGAGGGCATTGCGTCAGTACGACTCTTGCGAGAACATTGCGTCAGTTCCCTCTATATACACATTATAATCATAAATGAGTGAAAAAATAGTAAATTTGTGACACAAATAAAATTGGCACATATTTGGTTGATTTGCTTGTTTTTAGGGGGTTACTATCATACCTAGACATAAAAACAAGCACCTTACAGGCGATCCTGGTGTGAGCAATTCTGTATCATTTGATACTATTTGAGTTGAATCTCATAATCTATGGATTTGATGCACCACCCTGCTGCTGTTGTGATTTCTTCGATCAAATCGTCCTCATCATCTGCTTCCCAGACTCCAAGTGCTAAATCTCTTAATTCAATTTCCTCGTCAAATGAAAGACAAGTAAAATCATCATTTGAATACATATCATCAAAATCAAACTCAACTTCGGTTACATTGAATTTCATAATCTTCAAATAAAGGACGAGAGGAAACAAAACACGACCAACTGCTTAAGTTCGACTTAAATGCGATTGAACGCAACCTTGAAAGTCTTATGTTGGTGGGTTTGTTTCCCCACTATTATATTAACATTAAAAAACTCCCTGTGTAGGGAGCTTGTGACACTAATCTAACTGGCACACTCACATAAAATTTTCCAAGTTGATGCTGTATTGTGATATGCGATCACTTATTAAATCTTTATATGATTCATGTAATTCACACCCAATATAATGCCGACCTAATGATTTGGCAACCATAGCAGTAGTTCCCGACCCTATAAAGGGGTCAAGAATTATATCTCCCTTTTGACTCCCTGCCAATATACAAGGTTCAATCAAGTCAGGTGGAAATACTGCGAAGTGACTTCCTCTATATGGTTTATTTGTTACTGACCAGACAGATCGTTTATTCTTTGTTGGATATGATTTTGTAAGTCCCGAATGTGGTTGTAATCCTGTTCCTTCATTATGATATTTTCCTTTTGTTCGATCTCTTGTTCCCCAATCTTTTGCTGGTTCTTTGATTGCTTCATTGTCATAATAGTATTTTCTATTTTTACTTAATAAGAATATGTACTCGTGTGATTTTGTGCATCTATCTCTCACACTTTCTGGCATTGGATTTGGTTTATGCCATATAATATCCTGTCTTAGATACCACCCATCTGCCCTCATTGCAAATGCGAACATCCAAGGTATTCCGATTAAATCTTTTTCTTTTAATCCTTCTAACTTATTTCCTCGTTTATTGCATTGTTCTGGTAAATCTTGTTTCGTTTTACTCACTGATTGTTTAGGATAAGATTGACCTTTGCCAGGTCTATAGTTGTAATAACTATCTCCTAAATTTACCCAACAAGTTCCATCATCAGTTAATGAGTCACGCACTGATCTAAACACTGACACAAGATTGTCAATATATTCTTCTGGTGTTTCTTCAAGTCCTATCTGACTATCTTGTCTAACAGCACCACATTTTGGACACACACTTTTGTATATGTAATCTCCAACACCACCCATGATGTCAGCATTTTTATGACCAGTAATACAATTTGAACCTTGCTTACCTTTTTTTCTATGATCACAATTAGGATCTCCTCCTATCCAAGTAGCAGTTCCATAGTCACGTAGTCCATAATATGGTGGAGATGTTACACAAGTTCTCACCTTACCATCAAACTCTTTTAAAGTCTCACGGCAATCTCCAAATAAAATTGTATCAACCACCATAACTAAACTCCTTCTTAGCTGCCTCCTCCAGTTTTTCCATTACTTCTTCTGTGAAGTATTTGTCTGGACTGGCAAGAATAGCAGAAGGATAAACAGAAGATTCACCAACGCGAATCCTATTGCCCACCCTTTGGAAGATCCCATGCTGTTCACCCAACTCCAGTAGTCCGTAGTACTTGTCAAGTCCACGTTCGTCAAAAAATAGACGTGTTGCAATTTTACTTCCCTCCACTGTTAAACGAGATTTTTTAGCTTCACACTTAATAATATTTCCTACAACTTCTTTCTTACTGTCACGTTCTTTACTTTTTGTAAGGTAGATGATAGTTGATGCAGCATACTTAAGACCTGTTCCACCACCCATCTCTTTCGTAGGCATGTAAGATCCTATTACATCATATGTATGATTTGTGACAAGCATGGGTACTTGTGATTGTCCTAACTTTAATGTTAGAACACGGAAAGCACCTTTGATTAATTGAGATTTAGTCATGTCTCTAACTTGTTTATCGTTAGCAACATCTTCCATCTCTTTAGATGTAGATAACATACCAAGAGAGTCAAGAACAAACATCATTGGTTCTCTCTTTGATTCTTTCATATACTTGTCTACGATACGACAAGCTTGTGTTCTAAATTCTTCAATAGTAGATACTGGAAACAATACCATACGTTGAGAATCAATACCACGAGACTCAATCATCTCCTTAGAGATAGCAGATTCAGTCTCAAAATATATGACTCCTCCTGTAGGATTTGCTTCTAGAAAATTACGAACAACACTTAGTGCAAAGAATGTTTTACCTGTGCTGCTCTCTCCTGCAAGTGCAGTAACTTTGTTAGAAGGTATACCTCCATATAAAGAACCACTTACAAGAGCATTAAAAATATAAGAACCAGTGTCAACATAGTTGTCTACGTCACCCGCAGCAACTCCATCACTTACTATACTAGCAAATTCATTGCCACTGTCTTTAATTACTGTATCTAAGAATCCCATTGTGTTGCTTCATCCTCATAAAAATTTACATAATCATAATCATTGCTCATAAGTTTTGCAAACGAACGAGCAGTTTCGTAGTTCTCGAAACATTTAATGCTATCGGTATCAATCTGACCAACGACATGGTTAGTCCAAGTGACAACGTAGACTTTTTTAGTCATTCAAAGAAACTCCCAATAGTAATAACTTTTTCGTGTGTCCACCCAATACATTGTAGCACATTTTTGAGAGGTTCCAAGAAACTTTTCTCAAATTGTGTTTGATAATCAACATATTTCTCTATACCAAATTCCTTTGGCAGTTCACCAAAGAAACTGATACAGTTTTCGTGTATAGGATTAGGTGTTTTCAAGTACATAAACTTGATCTTCTCACCCTCCTGTATAAATGGATGCTTATGTTCTACTTTATATTTTTTGACGTACCAGTTGTATAGGAGTGCTCCCCTGACATGGATGGGGGTTCCTGATGTGTAAATGTTTGTTGGATGTCTGTACTTGCTAAGGTTGTTGACTCCTCTGGGGAATGCGACTTCATCGTAGGGTCGCTTTTTTGTTTCTGTTCTGACGTCATTGATGAAATTGATAAGTTCATCATTTGTCTTGCTGATAATAATCTGAAACGCTGCATATAATTTATCCCGAAAGTATGCTGGTGTTGATGACCTAGCAGTTTCCAATCCCATGATTTTCATCTTGGGTTCTTTATACCTGACTCCTTCTGAGTCCCATACGTTTAATATATATCTCTTCTTCGCTGTCCATATTCCTCTGTCTGCAATATTTTCTCTCTTCATACTCATTTTTTGTTCGTACGCTGAAACGTACGTCGCCAATTCCTGATAACTCTTCTCGATAAATGGTTCCAGTTTTTCTTCGCATATCTTGTTAAGTAAGGAAACAATTGCTGCTTTGTCGCTAGACTTAGAAGCAAAAAATTTATTAACAAGAGGTCCAAGATTAAGATATATTGAATCTGTGTCAGATGCAATTACGTAATCCTCCTTATCTGTACTGAGCAGTTTATTTAGGTAACCATTCATCTTATTTTCAATCCAACGGATTGATACCTGACCAGAAAGAGTGATAGCTTCGGCATTTGCAAGACGGTAATAACGGAAGTGTTCGTTACCAATAGCACCATAAGCAGAGTTCAAAGAGATCTTTTTTGCCATCTGAATATTGTTACATCTCGCAATCTCTTTCATCAGTTCAACAGTAGGAGTTTTTTCATACTGTTGCTTTGCCTTAATCATTTTCTTTTTGAAAATGACACGACTGTCATACATCTTCTGCATCATCTCAGGAAGAAACCCATGCTCATCTTTACTATATTGTGCACCATTAGCACAAACAGCATACTCACCATCAATCTCTACTTGCTTTTCAAGGATTTTATCAACAGTTGCACCTGAATGTCTGGTGTCTTGTAAGGTTTCTGGGGAGATATTATATTGCATAATAAGATGGGGATACAAACTGTTAAGGTCAAAAGAGACCACCCAATCATAGAATCCAGGAATTGGTTCTTTGACATAAGCACCTGCATATTTTTCAGTTTTAGTAGCACTCTCTTTCTTAGGAGGAATTGCAATCTTACGTTTGTTTAATTCGTTGTAGATATAATTATCCCACATACGAACCTGACTGAATACATCTTCATAATTAACCTTGGCATCATATGCCATAGTATATGCAAGTTCAATCAGTTTCATTTTGTCATCTAGTTTATCAACTAGTCTAACGTCATGGATGTTGTAGTCAATAAACTTTTTCCAATCTTTTTCATAGAACTCTTTAAATGTATCAAACTCAGAGTGATCAAGTTTCTTCTCACCCAATTCAACATTACATATGTGATCGAGTCGGTAAGACTCTTGATTAGTATAAGTAAATTTTTTATAGAGTTCAAGATAATCTAACGTAGATATACCAAGTGTATCAACCGCAAATTGTTTACGACCTTTGATAAAGATCTCACGTTGTGAAACCAATCTCCATGGTGATAATAGTTTTACAAACTTCTCACCTAATATACGTTCAATACGATTACAGATATATGGCATATCAAACAACTGCACATTCCATCCTGTAACAACATCAGGATAATTTGCTTGCCAATAATCTAAGAAAGCATTCATCATACTCTCTTCAGATCTAAAGTGCATGTAATCTACTAGAGGATCATTATTATCATATGCTCTAGCTCCAAACACAGTGATGCGACCAGAGAAACTATCCTTGATACTGATAGCAAGGATTTCCTGATCAGCAGATTCTATATCAGGAAATCCATTTTCAGCAGCAGTTTCAATATCAATATTAAATACACGAATCTTAGTGCTATCAAATTTTATAAACTCAGGATGTTTCTCAGCAATGTATTGATATAAGAAACGAGAGTTGCCATGGATCTCAAAATCAGGAATCTCTTTGTATTGTTTAATAAACTCACGAGCTTCTTGAATAGAACCAAACTTATGTGGTTCTACCCATTCTCCTTCTAGTGTTTTCCATTCAGAATATTTTTTTGTAGGCAAAAACAACGTAGGGTTAAAAGGAACCCTAACGTTAAAACGATTGCCATTTTCATAACCACGTACGAGCAGACGATTACCCGCTTGCTCTACACTAGTGTAAAACTTCATTCAAGACATTCAATATAACGAGCAAGTATTACCTTGCTAGGATTAGTCACTACTAGTAAGTCAGATGACCTGACATTAAATTCACGTTCAGATGAGTGTTCTGCCCATGGACATAGTTGACCCTCATAGTCTACCACATAAGGTTCAACTAGCCAAACATCAGGATCACCAGGTAAAGTTTCTCCCTCTACTGGTTCAACCTGAGCGACGATCCATTCATTCTGCAGTTTCAGCAGGTTCGCTTTTATCTCCATCAGTCTCCTCAGGGTAGAAAATTTGTTCTTCTGTCAAACCTAATTGGCGAAGTCTATTTGCAAAGTTATCAACAATACCATTGTCTGGATATACAACACTGATAATGTGTTCTCCACCAAGACGATGTTCTTCTACAGGAGAGAAAGGACACCAACGTGTATATGAAATAGGAATAGTTCCATCTTCATTCTCAGTACCAAGACCTAAAGTATATGGATATAACATACGATATCCAATAACTTTTTCGTTATCGTCACGAACTTCTCCAAACATACAAAGAACGTTATCACCAGTCGCAAGATTTACAATACGAATATTGTGATTAGTCTTCAGTTTTATTTGTTCCGTCATTTTCTAGTTCCTTTTTTTCTGTAAGTTTTTGTTTCCATGCTTGTTCTAATCCTGGTTCTGGATTACTAATAGTCATTACACTATCATATGGAAGTTTAAATTGCCAATCAGTGGAATAAGGATTCCACTTACTAAAACGAACTTGATATTCCATACCATGTTGTTCAGTTAGATATTGAGGTGTTGCACCATCAAGATTTAAGATGTAAGGATCTTCCATCATAAGGCAGACACCTTTTTTGTCATCTCCCTCTCCATCAAAAATCTCTTTCAACTCGGTGATGATGCGATCACCCGTTTTTAGGGTTATGATTGATACCGCCATAGTTTTCTTGAGTTAGCTTTAAGTCTAGCATTAAAAAAGGGCACCGTCAAGTGCCCATGTTCATTTAGAAATGTTTCTTTCTTTTTTGTTTTTCTGGTAGTTCTTTTTTTAGAGTGATTGTTAATAAACCATCTTCAAAATCTACTTCTTCAACTTCAACATCATCTGACATTTGCCAGTTCTTTGAAAAAGATCTCTGTGAAATACCTTTATGTTGATATTGTTTTTCTTCCTTAGAAGATTTGTTTGCTGAAACGGTTAGAACATTTCGTTCTGTCTCCACCTCAATATCTCCTCTTGAAAATCCCGCAAGAGCGAGTTCCAGAATGGTTCTACCATCAGATCCATTAACGACATTGTGAGGAGGATAGTTGTCTCTTGTTCCTGCAAGAGCTTCAAGTCTACTGAATGTTTCATCTAAACCGATTGTAAAAGGAGTATAAGTCTCCCAATTAAATGTTACCATTGTCCTAAAAAAGCGACGTTTACATGTGACCCTTTCGGCATCACATTAATATTTTATAATACATCTCTTAAAAACAGAGGTGCGGTTTACTCTCCTTCTTGTTTCTTACGACCTATATTGTATTTTGACTCAAGCGTCCACTCACCTTTTTCTTTAAAAGATAATACTTTAATTTGATTTAAAGGAGCAAGGTCTTTAATTTTTTCTTGACTATCCGTAGATATATTTACAAGTCCCCAATCAACTAATAGTTGTACAATACGGTTACGACGTTGTATATCATTTAAGGATATGTTTGCTTTCTTTCCGTCTAATGCAAACAACTCCTTAAAGTGTACTATGTAATACCTTCCCTGTTTATGAAGTATATGACATGATTGATATATCTTTCTTTCTTTACGTGACGCTACACCTATACGTGTTAATGTTTCTCTTACCTTAAGGAAATCATCTGGTTCTGTTAGAACCACCTCCACCATATCAGTTTGTTTCCATTGGATCTCTTCACTCATTTTAGCCACCTTTACTCAATGATTTTTTAATATTATCTAATTGATCCTTGGTAAGTATTCTTAATGCTTGTAGAGCTTTATCGTCATTATAACCATAATACTCTTTAACTACATCAAGATAATCAATAGAATCTTTTCTAGTCCAAGGAGAAAATCTTTTCCTTGGTTTCACACTATTTAGGAAAAAATCATATTGCATCTTGTTAGGAATGTGTGAATTTTTATTC